AGGGCCGCCCTCCCTTTTTTATCTCTCTCCCGGCAACCTATAAAAAACGAATTGGACATATTTGATGGGATTGTCCAAGAATTACAGAAAGTATGGGAGAAACTACAAGATACTTCGAAAAAAGATTTTGGGGCAGTTCCCCCAATGTCATTGGTGCAAATTGGAGTTAGCGACAACGTTAGACCATGATCCACCGCTAGCCGCCTTCCCTTTGCCGGAGCTTTGGGTCGGGAGGCTAGTGCCAGCATGTGCAAAGTGCAACTATTCGAGAGGGGCTAGATATGGCAACGAGAAACGCAAAGCCGGAAAGCGAAGCCGTAAGTGGTAAGAAACCGGTGGGCAAGCATCTTCAAGTAATGAAGCGAGCAATCAAGAAGCGCCAAGTCGATCCGGTCAAGGCCGAGATGCTCAAAGGCCTTGCTCGCGCTTGGGATGAGATCGAGGCGACCGGCCAATACATCCCGACGATACCCGGCATCTCGAAAGAGATACGCGAGATCTGGGATTCGCTTGGCAATCCAGAGGATGACATTACCGCGCTATGGACTTAGAAACCGACGAGCGTGAACTCTTGTGCGCTCCGCGTTGGAGTACGCCGAGAGACTATGCGTATGAAAGCGACGGTGAGAGGCTTGCAAAGGTAGCCCGGTTGATGGGGTTCGAACTCTTTGCATGGCAGCGCTTGGTCGCAGACGTCGGACTCGAACGCAAGGGTGACGGTTATCGATACCGAACGGTCGGGTGCGCCGTAGGTCGTCAATCTGGCAAAAGCAAATTGATCGAGACCCGAATCGCGTATGAATTGCTGCAGCCAAACCGACACGTCGCCTACACCGCACAAGATCGAAATATGGCGAAACTCAAATGGGAAGAGCATATTCACTCGCTGGAATCCTCCCCGGCCTTAGCTAAGTATATTCGCAAGGTCAGCCGTAATAACGGCTCCGAAAGACTCTATATGAAGAATGGCTCGATGTACTCAATCGTCACTCCCAACGATAAGGGTGCTCGCGGAATGAGCTTGAATCTCATGGTCATCGATGAGGCTCTGACTCATCCCTTGTCTTTGGTGGCCGCACTTCAACCGACACTTGCCACGCGAAAGAATGGCCAGCTCTGGCTTCTATCGAACGCCGGGATACCCGGAGAATCAGAGCTCTTGCAGCATTACCGCAACATTGGCCACACCGGAGTTCAGGATTCGAATAACCCTCTGGCATGGTTCGAATGGGCTCCGGCCGAGGATAAGTTCGATTACATGGACGAGGCTGTTTGGCGTCAGGCTATTCCGTCGCTAGGCGAAAGTCATGGCGTCTTGCTCGAAGCTGTCCGAGAGGCGGCTCTAACTAACAGCCCGGATATATTCATGAAAGAGTGGCTCAACGTTTGGATCTCAAGCGAAGCCGCACAAGTCGTGGCCACCGAGCTCTGGGATAGCCTTGCTCGCACCGATATTGTCGTCGGTAATCGCATGGTGCTTGGCGTGGACATATCTCGCGAGCGCGATCGAGCCTCCATCGGAGTCTCGTCATTGGTCTCTGGTATGACTCCGGTTGAAGTCGTCGAGGCCAGAGATGGCGTTGGATGGCTAGTGCCACGTTTGATCGAGATTGCGAAGAAATGGAAAGCGCCGGTTGTGATTGATAGTGGATCTCCGGCCGGATCCATCATCGGACAGTTAGAGAATGCCGGAGTCAAGGTCATTGCCATTGGCCTTCGAGACTACGCTCGCGCTTGCGGAAGCTTTTATGATGCCGTGCAAGAGCGCACGATCTGTCACTTGGACGACCCTAATCTCAGGGACGCCATCATCGGGTCAAGCAAGAGACCGCTTGGAGATTCTTGGGCATGGAATCGCCAGAGCACTACCAATATCACGCCACTCGTGGCCGTCACTCTTGCCCGGTACGGTCTCGTCAATGAACCGGAAGAGAAGCCGGTCGTAAGGAGCCAGATCTTCTAATGAGAAAGCACATCGCAAGCATCGTCCAAGTCGTCGGTGCAACTACTCTAACCGTTGCCGCAACGATGGTATCGCCGATCTTTGGTATATCATTAGCGGGGATTCTTCTTCTTCTCTTTGGTATCGCGCTCGAACGGAGAGCTAACTAATGCTAGGTCGATTACTCAAGCGCCAGATACAACCGAACACAGTTTACACATCTTCGGGTTATGTCGATTCGCTTGGCCGTGTCGGTCGTTTCTTTCAAGGATCATGGTCTGGTACTTACGTCGATGACAAGACCGCGCTTGGTATCCCTGCAATCTGGCGAGGCGTCACACTTATTTCAGATGCGATCGGTGCTCTTCCCATTCATGCCTATCGCAAAGGCGAGCTCGTAGATCCATCTCCAAAGATTCTTGAGCGTCCGGTTCCTACCGAGACACGGATGGAAACGTATGCAGCGATGGCCGCATCACTTCTCGTTCATGGAAATTACATCGCTGTCCTTGGCGAACCCGGAGCAAACGGTCTGCCAGATTTCTTCTATCCGGTCGAAGTCAATCGCGTTCACGTCAATCGCGAAGATGATGGTCGTGTCACATATCGCATCGATGACAAGACTTATGACAAGTCAGAGATCTTCCACGTCAAGAATTTCACAATGCCGGGATCTCTTGTCGGTGAAGGCATCCTTGCCGTGCAACGACAAGCTATCGGTAAGGGAATCGCAATCAATGAATACGCGGCTCGTTACTTTGATGGTGGAGTCTTGCCATCGGCCGTCATCAAGTCATCCAACCCGGATCTCAGCCAAGAAGAAGCAGATGCGCTCAAGGCTGCATGGATGGCTATGTATAGCGCTCGCAATCGTCAGCCAGCCGTCTTGAATTCCAGCACAGATTTCGAAGTCTTGTCGAGCAATGCACAAGAGAGTCAACTCATCGAAGCACAACAGCAATCGCTCGTAGAGGCCGCGAACATTCTTGGTCTGCCAGCCTATTACCTAGGCGCACCGAATAGCAGCCGCACCTATGCAAACGTTGAGCAAGAGAATCTTCAACTCGTTCGTTGGAGCATTCAGCCGATCGCAGAGCGCATCGAGCAAGCTATGAGCGATCTCTTGGTTCGTGGTCAATATGCAAAGTTCAACTATGACTCACTTCTCCGCACCGATACTTTGAGCCGTTATCAAGCGCACAAAATCGCTTTGGAGGCCGGATTCTTGACCGTCAATGAAATTCGCGAGTATGAGGATATGAAGCCTATGGCCGAAGAGGTCGAGGACTATGAAGAAGAAAATCAAGTTGATGAGGACTTAGAGGACTCAGAGCAACAGCCCGGAGAAATAGGTGGAGGCACCGATGCAGACCTTTGAGAGTCGTACCCTTAGCGCAGATCTCCAACATCGAGCAGAAGGTGATGGCCGGACAATCTATGGCATCGCTGTTCCTTACGATGTCGAAATGAGAGTCACTAGCGATACCACCGAGGTCTTTCGTCAAGGCGCTTTCGCCGATGTCGTGCGAGCGCCGCACCGGGTCAAGTTGCTTCGTGGCCATGATGCTAAGGCCTATCCGCTAGGCCGTGCGACGTTGCTTCGCGAGACCGATAAGGGTCTTTATGCGGAATTCAAGATCAGTAAGACTCGCGAAGGTGATGAAGCGCTTGAACTTATCAAAGATGGAGCACTCGATCAGCTCTCCATCGGCTTCATGCCTCTCAAGAATCGCAAGCGTCCAGATGGCGTCATCGAGCGCATCAAGGCACATCTCGCCGAAGTCTCGCTTGTGACCTTTGGAGCCTACGGAGACTTTGCTATGGTCACAGGCACAAGAGCCGAAGATCGGGCATCGACTCCACGACTTGATGCAGCCAAAGAGATCTTGGCAAAGTTGAGAAAGTAATGCCCTACGCCATCGTCAATGACCATCCGGAGTGCGACGGCTTTGCCGTTATCAAGGATGAGGGTCGCGAACTTATTGGCTGTCATCGAACAGAGGCTCAGGCTCAAGACCAATTGACGGCTATCAACATCGCCGAATATGGCGAAGAGCGTCAAGAGGGATATGTGCCTAATGAAGCGATGCAAGCCGAAGCCGAGCGTGGCCTTGCATGGCGTCGTGAGTTCGGCCGTGGCGGTACCGAGATTGGCGTCGCTAGAGCTCGCGATATTTCTAATGGTCGCGCACTTTCCTTGGACACAGTACGTCGCATGGTTTCTTACTTTGCCCGTCATGAAGTCGATAAGCAAGCAGAAGGTTTCTCGCCGGGTGAAAATGGTTATCCTTCAAATGGCCGTATCGCATGGGCGCTCTGGGGAGGCGATGCCGGTCAATCATGGGCAAACAGGATTTCGAAGCAAAATGAAACACGGATTGATAAGGCAAGAGAGATCTTGCTCTCGATCAAGAAAAAAGATATAGAATAGGCACGTTGGAGATCACCCCGACACGTTGAGCAACACCTCGCGATTGCGACACCTTGCTCAGATTGGCGATCGGCACCATCTCGTCAATCAATCAACCCTTTCACAAAATGGAGAAAACAATGGCAAACGCCTTCCTTGATTCTCTTCGCGAGAAGCGAGAGAGCAAGACATCGATGGTCGAAGCGATCATCAATCGTGCAGCCGAAGAGCTACGCGATGTCTCCGAGGTTGAGCTCGCAAATGTCGAGGCTCTCAATCTCGAAATCAAGAAGCTCGATGAGAGAATCGAACAGATCTCTGACATCGAACTTCGTAACGCCAAGGCAGCGGAACTCGCAGCTAAGGTCGATTCAGCAAAGCCAGCATCAGAGAAGCGTGAGACTTCAATGGTCAAGGTTGTTCGCGAAGAGCTCACCTATTCAGAGCGCACCGCAGACGGCTTCCTTTCCGATGCAATCAACGCACATCTCCGTCGTGATCCAGATGCAGAAGAGCGCATCGCACGTCACCAGAGAGAAATGGCAGTAGAGAAGCGAGCAGCGTCCACCGGATCCTTCGCAGGTCTGGTCGTTCCGCAGTATCTCGTCGATCTCTACGCGCCTCTCGCTCGCGCTGGCCGTCCATTCGCCGATGCAGCTCGCAAGCATGCGCTTCCAGCTCAAGGCATGTCGGTCGTTATCAGCCGTATCACAACCGGTACAGCTGTTGCGTATCAGACTTCACAGAATGACGTCGCAGTAAGCCAAGATCCAGATGACACAACTCTGACCGTCGATGTCAATACCATCGCTGGCCAGAACTCGGTCTCGAAGCAAGCGCTACTCCGTGGCTACAACATCGAGAACATCGTCCTCAGCGATCTCATCCGTGCGTATCACACACAGCTCGACGATTCCATCCTCAACGGATCCGGCACCAATGGCCGTCCTTTGGGCTTGAATGGTCTCACCACCGGTATCGTTGTCACTTACACCGCTACCACCGGAACCGTTGCTGGTCTGTTCCCGAAGATTGCAGATGCAATCGGTCAGGTTCAATCGACCATCTACGCAAATCCAAACGCAATCATCATGCACCCACGACGCCTAGCATTCTTCTTGGCTGGCGTTGATTCTCAGAACCGTCCGTTGGTTGTGCCACAGGCATACAACCCACAGAACGCGATGGGTACCGGTGCTGGTGTTCCTGCCTATGGAAACTCCGGTTACTCAATCCTTGGCCTTCCGGTCATCGTCGATGCAAACGTCACCACGACAGCATCAACCGATCAGGATCGAATCTACGTCGTAGATCTGAACGAGTGCCACCTCTGGGAAGAGGCGAACTCGCCAACCTACGTCAAATTCGAAGAGCCAAACGGCAAGGTCGCTCTCAATATCGTCATGTTCGGTATGAGCGCCTTCACAGCTCTCCGTTACCCCGGCGCGATTGCTCGCATCCAAGGTACCGGACTCGCAGCGCCTAGCTTCTAGTGCGCAATCGTTCCCGGCAAGGTTCCCTTTCCCTTGCCGGGAACGTTATACCCATGATCGGCTGGATTGGGCGATCATGTTCCTAGTCCCAAACGTGAAAGTTCGAGAAAGTCGATCATGGCTATAACTAACGGCTACGCAACACTCGCAGAGATCAAAGGCTTCTTGAGCATCCCGGTCTCAGATACCGCAGACGACACTCTTCTCGAAGGCCTTATCGAATCAGCATCTCGCAGCATCGATCGCATCGCTAACCGTCGCTTCTATCTGGATTCGGTTGCGAGCGCACGTCTGTATCGTGCCTATTCTGACGTGTTCGTTTATACCGATGACATCGGCACATCCTCAAGCCTTGTCGTCGCCATCGATGAATCCGGCAACGGAACCTTTACAACAACTTTGACACTCAATCAAGACTTCTTGCTCGATCCTTTGACCGCAGCATCTAAGGGACGTCCCTTCACACAGCTCACGATGGTCTCTAATACGACTAGCTTTCCAATCTTTCCGGGTCTATTCAGTAACGGACTTCGCCCCGGCGTACAAGTCACCGCACGATGGGGATGGCCGTCGGTGCCAGACGATATAACGACAGCATGTCTCATCCTCACAGCGGATCTTTACAAGCGCAAAGACGCTCCCGGTGGAGTACTCGGTCTCGGTGATCTTGGAGCGATTCGCATGTCGCCTCTTGGCCGTGATGTGACCGCTATGGTTCGCGCCTATCGGAAAGAGACTCTGGCGTGATTCCATCCACAGTACGCGACAACATGAAAACGGCTTTGCAAACTGTCTCTGGACTTCGCGTATTAGATACTTTGCCAGATAGTGCCAATATCCCTACCAATGGCGCTTTGGCTGTCGTAGGAATGCTTGATATGACCTACGACTTTACCCTCAATCGCGGCTTTGATAGCGCGACTCTAAGTGTTCTTGTGATTGTCGGGCGCATGAGCGAATCGGCAGCACAAGATCGGCTAGATGGCTACCTGCAATCTAGCGGTGCTACTTCGATCAAGACCGCCATCGAAGCAGACAAGACTTTAGGCGGCGCCGTTCAGACGTTGCGTGTTACGCAAGCCGTGAGCGGTACAATAACGGTCGCGAATATCGATTACCTCAGTTATCGATATGAAGTGACCTTGATAGGCTAAGGAGAAAGAAACTCATGGCAATCTTCATGGGAAACAAAGTGGCGGTTGTCGTCGGCACCACTAACACGATTACGGATCACGTTTCAACCGTGAGCCTCAGCCGTGAGTTGGACGTCGTAGACATTACCGCTATGAACGACATCT